TCATGTACTCTTCAATAGCTCCTTGCTTATCAAACTCAGCAAGTATTGCATCAAACTCAGCTAAATCAGTAGCAGCACTAACACCATTAATACCAGTAGCTACATTACCTCTACTTTCGATAGCAGCAAATAAACCTTCAGTACCAACATTACCAGCACCTGCAGAAGATCCAGTAATTGTAGTTCCATCAGCAACAGAACCAGCAACGTTTAATTCACTTTCTAACATTGCCATTTCAATGTAGTCAGCAAATCTTGATCTTGTGTCAGCTTCAGCTTTTAAGTACCATAAGTAACCAGCTTGTCCGTTTTCAGCAGATACTTCAACCCAACCAATTCTTGAAGTGTCAGAACCAGATACTTCGTAGTAATCTTTCATAATAATTGGCTTATTAGAAAAAGACTTAAAAGTTGGCTCGTTAGCACCTCTTGAATCTGAAGTGTTAGTAGTACCAGCAGGTAGAGTATAGTTCATAGCTTTTCCAAACTCAGAACCATAAACTAATACAGTTGTACCTTTTGAAGTAGTGTTTGCAGCTAAGTTCGCTTGTCCATAAGGAGCAACATCGATGTCTGCACCACTAACAAGAGTTACTAAACATTTGAAAACACCATCAGAGTTAGAAACTATAATAGTATCATTAACTCTAATACCGTGGTTTGCAGCAGTGAAACCAGAAGTTTCATCAATGTCAGACTCAATAGTAATTTGCGAAGTAGCACCTCCACCAGCGTTAGCACCACCTGTAGCAGATGATACATTACCTTTGTATGAAAGGTGTAGTCTTGATTGTTCAGACCATACAACTTGATCAGATGTCATAGCCTCTTCTGCACCAACTTGTGATAGGAAACCAGAAATTGTTCTAGGTCCGAAAACCTCAGCTTCTTGTTCCATCAAGTCTGGCAGGTATTGTTGAGCCCACGTGTTATCCGTAGTCCCAGTAAAATCTAAATAGTTTGTTGCAAGTGTTTGCTTTTGTGAAGCAGGTACACTATTTAACAAAGCACCATTTGTAATACTCATAATTATTTATTTTTAAATTTGTTATTTATTTTTAATTTTAAACTTAAAAGTAGGAGAAGTATCATCGTTAAGCACTCTAACTCTAGGGCCGCTTGTGTTATCATTTGAAAATGATTGCCTTGGATCCATACTTACGTTTTTAGCCTTAGCAACACTTTCTCTTATAGCATCAGCTTTACCTTGTTCGTAAAAATGCTTAGCAATAGCGTCGGGATTCATTGCTGTATATAGAGATTTATGATAACCCGCAGCATCTGACATTTCATTATTTTCGTTCAAGAACTTCTTGACAAAATTATTAATATCGCTTTGAGCTTCTTTTACCTCACCAGCGTTCTTCACATTAAACCTATATTTTTTATCTCCGACGTTATATTCAAAACCTTTGAATTTATCGTTAAAAACTTGTTTAGTTTTTAATTTAAAAGTATTAGTTTGTTTGTCCGCTATTTTTTTAGTCTCTTCCGACTCTTTGTTGTATCTATTAAAAAAGTCCCAAGCTTTCTGTTGTTCAGGCGTTAACCTACTTCCAGCTTTAACTTCTTCATAGTATTTGGACTTTTGCCCGTCCAAGTGGCTTTTAGCGTTAGCAACTTGCTCTTTCAACGCTATTTTCTTTTTCTTTATTTCTCTTTCATCATCTTCGTCTTCATCATATGAAAATGAATCTTCTATTAAAAAGCTTATTTCATCGTCTGTTAAATGCTTTTTAGTTTGTTTGTAGTATTCTCTTAATACTGTCATATCGTCGTAGCTAGAATAGTCTTGATTAAGACGTACGTAATCTTCTAAACTACCACCAGTTTCTTCCATAAAATCTACAACTTTTTGTAAATTTTCTGGTATTGCTTTACCAGTCTCTTGAGCTTGCTCTATAGCTTCAACAACTTCTTCAGCTAATTCTTCTGTTTGCTCTTTAACTTCTTCTTCAGTTACTTCCTCAAGAGTGGGTGTTTCATTTTGAACTGTGTCGGAGACTTCTTCTCCGGTAGGTTTTTTATCTGTTGTTTCGACGACTTCTTCGAGTACTTCTTTGCTAGCTTCGGATTCGTCGCGTACAGAAACCTCATCTGTGCTTTGCTCTGGAACGGCATCTTCTTTTGTGTTTATTGGTTTACTTAAATCAACGACATAATCGCCGTCTTCATTAATGTTTGATTTTTTAGTTTCTTCAACTGGTTGTTCAGTTGCTTGTGTAGTTTCTTCAACTACGTTTTCATTGTTTTCTTCCATAATATAATATAATAATAATTAATAAATGTTATCTAGGATCAAATGCACCCATGCCAAATCCGCCTCCTAATATATCATTACCTGCGGACTCAAAGTTTTTAGGTGGTTTTGCGCCTTTTCTTTGATCTATAAGCTCGCTTTGTTGCGAAGCTTGTATTCTAGTTCTTTCGTCTTTACGGTCTTCTTTTTCTTTTTCTCTAGTTTTTTGTCCTTCAACTTCTATATTTTTAAGCTGCATGTTCATCATAAACTCTAACTCCATAAGCTCTTTTTTATGTGCAACTTCTTGTTCCATTTTTTGAGCTTCTATTTGAGCTCTTATTTGTTCAAGCTGTACTTCTGCTTGTGCTTTAGCTTGACTTTTTTGAACTTCAAGTTGAGCAGACGCTTGTTGAGTTTGCATGTTAGCTTGAGCTTGAGCTTGTATATTTTGTTGTGCTATAGCTTGATCTTTTTGTAGTTTTTTATCTCTACGTATTTTTAAAAGCTGATTAGCTAGTTTAACGTTTTTAATTTCTCTAAGATCAATAGCATCTGTAAGCTCTATTAATTGCTGTTGTAATGCCATTTGAATATTGTTTTCAAGTCTAGCTTTTTCTTCTTCATCTGGTGATAACTCAATAAATATACCAAAGTCATACAAGTGTAATTCTTTCATTTCATTAAGCGTAGCAACATTATGAGCTCCTATTGCTTGTATAAACGCATCTGCAGTTGGTGAGTATTCTAATATATCAGATATTCTAAGTGACAAACACTCTGCAGTTTCAGCTGTTAAAAATAAACCTGCTTGCAATATATGTCTTGTCGCTGTATTACTATTTGCAGCTGCAAGTTTTTGAACACCAACTAAAGCGTTTTTATCAGGCGTGCTACCATCTCTAGCTTCATTTAATCCGGTTGTATCTCTTATCATTTGTAAATAATAATTATATGTACCAATTAAACTTTGCATTTTAGCACCACCACTACCAGACTGTATTTCTTGTATTGGCACTTTACCTGGATTCATATCACCTTCGCTTGTAAATGACCTACCAATAACACTACCTGTTTGGAAGAACATGTTTAAAGCTTCTTGCGGATTATAGTTTGTACCGTTGCCTAAATCTATTTCAGCAAGACCATCAGCATCTAAATAAACACCATCTGGCACTAATCTTGACATTACTTGTTGTAACTTCAAATGTGTTAATTGTATCATATCAGCAAAACCAGTTATTCTACTAACTAAACTTTCAATTTTACCTTTATATACTCTAGGTGCTACAATAGCATAATTCATTTTAACTTTAGTAAAATCGCTTTTTGGCCTCATCATATTTCTAGCCATTTCCCAACGCAACAATTTATCTGTACCTAATATTAAAGCACCATCATACAAACACTCTATTGATCTATGTAATTTACTAAAATTATCAGCGTTTTCTGGTGGATTAAAAGTATCGTCTTTTGCTAAAACTTTGTCTGCACCACTACTAGTTTCTTTTACTTTGTAAACTTCGTTCATATAAGTTTTATAATTAAAATATAAAACTTGAACTTTATTTCTATCTTCTTCTTTAGGATTATAACCTTGATTATAATTAGACTTATTATAACTTGTAGTTTTTATTATATCTTCTAAATCTTCTTGTTGTAAATGTGGAAACTGTTTTATTAATTCGTTAATAGGTATGCTTTTAACTTCACCTACGTAATATATGTCATCAAAGTAAGGTGATTCAGTATAAGAATAAACTAAATCAGCTGGATCAACATAATCAATTTTAACACCTTCTGAAGTATTAAAACCTGTTTTTACAGCACCAATACCTAAAACAGTAAGATCGTAATAAAATTGTTTTTTAATAAGTTCGTATTTATTACCTTCTAATAATACATTTATAGCTTGTTCTTCTGCTATTTCAACAGCTTGTTTATAATTAAGCTGCATATGAAGCTTTAATTCCTCTTCTGATCCTGGTAAAGTTTCAGGATCATTTTCTCTTATATCTACACCAAAAGCTTCATCTGCAAAAGAAGCTAGTTCTTTACTTCTCATGTCGCCTAATATAGACTCCATATATTGAGTACGTTTTTCTACACCGTATGGATCTTGAGAATATGCTTTTATATCATAAGTTCTTTCAGCAATACCATTTACAACTATATCAACAAACTTAGGTATAATAGGTACTGGTTTCCAGTCTAAATTTAAATAAGATAAGTCACCGTTTATAGATAATTCATCTTTGTATTTTTGTATTGATTGTTCACCTCTAGCGTATAATCTTAAATTATGAAAATTATTATGATTAGTTCTATATCTATTAGTACCTCGTTCAGTATGAAACCACTCAGCTTCAATAGCTTTAGCTACTTTTAAACCATAATCATAGCTCATTTTTTCTACGTCACTTACAACTTGAGATGGGAAATAACTTCTTACAGCCATATTTATTTTTTAATTAATTTAGAAGCACTGCCTTTATTAGAATATCTAGCAATGTTTATACTTAGTTTTGGTTTTTCTATTGTAGCGTTTGGTTTATACAAATGTCTATTGCAAGCCATTATAGCTAAACCAGAGCTAATAGAAGCATCGTGCTTTGTTCTTTTATTTATATCAAACTTTGACCAGTCGTTTAGTAACTCGTTAAAATAACAACTGCCAAACGTTCCGTCTTTTTTCATACCAACATGATCTTGTATATACATTTCAATCGCAGCAGCATGAGCTTGTTTTATGTCTTCACTTGAGTTTGGTATACCACCTATTTCTTTTTCAGCTGTAGATAACTTATTCCATATTTTATCTGGTCTATTCATACTAAAACCTCTGTAGCCTCTACGTCTTAAATAATATAATAATCTTGGCTTATTATTTTCTGCTAACAACGGCATGCCATAAAATACTAAAGCCATTAATACATCTTCAAAAAATATTTCTGCAGTTTGTGGCCTAGCTATGTATTCTAAAAAAAACTGATTAGCTGGTGCGTCTTCCATGCTAAATTTAGTTAAACCGTGCAAAGCACCTTTTGAACCTTTACCGTCTACCGTGCCACTAATATCGTAGCTATCACAACCAAAAGCACCCATATGATCGTTGCCAGGATATTTCGCGCCATTTTTTATTATTACTTTATTTTGTATATTTGCCGGTGGTACCCAGCTTACTTTAAATCTACCTTGTGGATCTGGATAAAATATAACGTTTGAATCTTTTACTCCATTAATCCACTGAAAATTACCTTTTGAAATACCTAATGTTCTAGACATTTCTTCGTTGTAATCTATTTGTTCGTATATTTTAACTAAATTAAATATACTATTTTTTGTTTCATCTCTAAACGCATGCTCAGTAGTTCTTGGAAACTGCCTGTAAAATTCGTTTAATGCGTCTTGATCATTTTTTAAACCGTCAGCTTCATTTTGCCAACTGTCTATAACACCTATATCTATTAACTCTCCGTGAGGGTCGAAGACATCATGGTCCGGAGTATTGAAGACTGGGCTTCCGTGCTCATCAATAAATCCTTCGTAGTTCCACTCCATTGGGATAAAAAGAGAATATAGACCAGACGCTGTTTGGCCATTTCTGTTTCGTTTAGTAACGTCGGATGCATTATATAATCGTTTGAAGTTTTCTCCACCTTTGTCTAATGAGTTTGATGTTGAGCCCATCATACATTTACCTATAATCCTACTACCTAATCGTAAACATGTTTTGGTAACTCTCCAGTTATTTAATATATTATCAGGTCTTTCCCACTTACCACTTTCATCATGAACTAACAAATTAAGTTTTTCTCCGTCATAACTGTTATCACCTGTATTTTTCCAGTCAATAGTAGTATCAAGTCCAACCAAGTCTTCCTGCTGTTCATTTGCAATAATCTTTTTACGCGTAAACTTACTTGCAGGAACACGATAAGCAAGCTCAGACTTAGGTCT